TAAGAACGTCATAACCTCATTCCATACAGCATTTTTCTGTGTATTCAATTTATCAACAACATACGGTGCATCTGTTTTATGAACTTTTAATGATTCTGGGTCAAATGCTTTATTCACCATAATAACGGGGGAATTTCCGTCATATTTGTTGTAAATATTTTTCATAGAAAATTGATTATTATCATCAGCCGTTAAAAGAACAGGAGTTTTTTGAGCATTTTGGTTAATTCGTATAATCTCCTTCAATTCAGCTAAATCTTTTGCGAACATATTCAGACTTGGAATCGTAGGAACTAATAAATCATTATTGAAAATAACAATACCTTGGTTTTCTTGGTGTGTTGTAAAACTACCATCATCATGGAATTGTTTAAATTCGCCTTTTGTATCACCATAATAATAGATAGGGAAATCAGCACTATATTTTGGTGCTTTTGCGTGGAAACGTGTAGGCATTAAATAATTGTTTACTTCACCACTTAACGCACCTTGAATGGCTACATAATCAATATTTGGGTCTTTGTAAAACCCAACATAACCATAAGTATGTAAACTCATTTCAAGATAACGTTCATCAATCGTTTCTGGTAAACCTTCCCATTTAAATAATTGGAAGGCTAGAAAATTAAGATATTTATAGTAATGATGGTAATAACTATTTCCCACATGGTTTTCAATCATATTAGGATTTAAAAAGTCACTTCTGTTTATCATTGTCTGCATCATATCACCTCATTACTCAATGAATAGTTTCCTACATCAGTTGTATGCCAAAGTGTAATCCCATTATCAAAGACGGCTTTTAATTCGTTTAAATCTTCATTATTAAAGTCACCAACAATGTTGCATGATGTAGTTTGTACATAATTCCAATTTTCTCTAGTATGGAAATTAGGTATTTTAACTTCATTCACTTTATACCCAAACATATTAAAGAAGTGTTCTAACTTTTTACGGTATTCTGGTTTCAATGTTTTCTTAATGAAGGTAACGCCATCATAACGATGGCCATAATCATAAGCTGTATTTGAACCTTGTTTTGCAATTTGGTTTGGCATATTCGAAATATCTTGTTGTTTAGCTTCTAAAGATTGTAATTGTAACACGGTATTTCCTGCACCTTTAACAATGTCAGTAACACCACCAATTGCATTTGTAGCCATACTTACAGGATTTTTACTACCTGCAATACTTCCAGCTGCACCGACACCACTTTGTACCATTCCCATTGCACCGTTAAACATAATAGAATTCTTTTGATTCTCAATACTATTTTTATTCCCTTGTAAGTACGCTGCCAAAAGGTCGGTAATAACTGGTATATCTTGTGGGTTACTATCAATAATTGCATATTGGTTATCTTGATGGTTCGTCATGCTCGCCTTATCATTGTATTTCTGTACACCATAAGAAACTTTATTACTCGTTCCAATTGAACCCTTCATATTTAAAAGAAGATTAGAACCTTGAATATTCTCTATTTTGTAATCTGTACGATTCCCTTTAAAATCATCTAATGTTAAAACAGTGTAGGGATACATATACAATTTACTTTCCTTGTAACTTGGAAGGTTTGCATATTTATCACCTAAATCAAAGGTTTCTGTTTTATAACGTTTTAATTCTTTCACATATAAACATGCGATTTTATCGCCAATTTCAGCACCTTCAAACTTTTGGTCTGTTTCAGTGAATGTAATTCGTGTGAATGATTCACCACCACCGCTAATTGTAAAAGGACAACCTATAGAATTCGTTAGATAGATAGAAGAAATATTGCCAGTCGCTTTTTCATCTTCATAAATTTTACTGAATAATTTTTCTGGTTCACTCATTGGAATTTCTTCACCATCACCGTTAATCCATACTAAGCCTTCGCCATCTAAAAAGATGGGAAGGACATAATATGATAATGGTTGTGCGATACCGTTATAAGAAGCAATATGTTTATCTTTACTTGTACCATGCAATTGCTGTTTTGCTGTAATAACAATGAATTTAACTCCATTATTAGGTACATAGTGATTTACATGAACGTCGTCATATTCTAACCCATAATTTAAACCCTCATCAACGGTATTAATAACTGGTGTACCGTCTGCATTCCATAAAGGACAGTGTTCACGAACAACAAAAGACGGTTTAAACGTAAAATCTTTCAACCATGTTTGATATACATCTAATTCGAAATATACATAGGTTACATTCTGATTTTTTCTTTCTAACTTTGTTACAAAGGCATAAAACCACTTGCTATTATAGTGTTGGTTTTGAAACATCAAATAATTGGTTTCTAGTAATTTATCAATTGGAGCATTTGCGGAAATATACCCTTTTCCTTCATCCCTAACAAAGACAGCATCACCCATACTATGTACGATTTTACGATTGATGAAGTAATTATATTGTGAAGTCGTATCATCGAATCTTATTGTATTTTTATAGTCATTTGAAAACGGTACACCTGTTAAAAATTTTATATTTGAACCGCTTAACGGTAAAGTTGCCATGAAATCACCTTCCTTTCTCTAATTATTTAATTAAGCTGTTACTGTAACAGTAGCTGTATCACTATAAACAGTACCATTTACAGTACCTTCATACTTAACAGTTAATGATGTTGCTGTTTCGCTAGCCGCAACTGTTAATAAACCACTTGAAGTAATTGTAGTTCCTGCAATACCACCAGTAACAGTATATTTAGGTGATGTTTCAGAACCATTAAGTACAGCCCCGACAAATTGTTGTGTCATTCCTTTTTTAACTGTAGCCGTTTTTGGTGTAATTGTAGCTACTGGTGCAGGCGGAACTGGTGCATCTTCAGTAGTAAATACAACTGCATTCTCCATTGTTGAACAAGATAATAATTGCCACGTATGGTAGAAATAGTTGAAATACAAACCTTTTGGGTTATAGATAGAATTCATCTTTTGGTTCGTGTCATAAACCATAAACCAGTTTTCATCGACTAATACAGCTTGGATTGCAGGGTTTTCGAATTCATCAATTACTGTAACATGTCCCATGAAGTCAGTACGATTCATGTTAAATGCAACTGCTAACACATCAACATCCAATTCTGCTTCCACTTCTGCTGTAATAAATAAATGTAATCCGTTCATATCAGATTTTGTGTGAACTCCTGCTGCGTTATATTTACGGCTTCCCATAGGAAGAGATAAACGACGTGCCGTTGAACGAATTTTCTTGACGAATGCTCGTGTCTTATCAGTTGTATCCGGTACTTCCACTTTCACAGGGAAGAATAAACCATTTTTGTAGTAACTATCAATCAGGCCACGCATATAAAGATACTCATCTAGTTCAGCACTATTATAAATAGCTTCGATAATGCTAGATAAGAAGTTTTGGAAAGTTGTAGCTGAAGTGAAAGCCGCTTTTAGTTGGTCTTCACCAATTGTTTGTTCATAGAAGTCTTGACGGTTACGTTGATGGAAGAATACTTTTACGTCGGGAATTTCACGTTTCCATACAGTCGATTCACTATCCTGTGGGTCGTAACGTTTTCCTTTCGTAATATCTGTATATACCTCTTCAATGGTATACCCATAAGGCATCATACCTCTTTTAAATTTTGCAAGTGGGTTATTAAGTGTTTTATGTTTAATTACCACTAAAGAAATACGGTCAATTAAAGCCGTAACGAATTCATTTTGATGAGATAGTAAAGAGTTAATCCCAATACCTACCTCACTAATGTTTCTATCTGTTGCAATGGGAACAGAACTTTTAAAATTTGCTGATGCGCTGTTACGAATCGCATTTAAAATATCTGTATACGATTGTGCGCCTGTCATTGCATTTAAGTAATCTTGACTTGATACAGTTGCCATGTTTTTATCCTCCTAGTAGGTCATTTAGTGTGATTGTTTCAGAACGTTCCTTTTCAACTTCTTTTTCTTTTTCTTTCTTAGAAGCATTTTGGAAACCAACTTTAGAGAAGAGGTCACCATTTGCAACTACTAATTCCTCAATACGTTCTTTATTCTTCGCAATTAAAACTTCATTGTCTTGTACTGTTTTATCTTTTGCGCTAACAAATTCTAAAATATCTTGTCCAAGTTTTGACCTAACATCTTGAGTAGTTTCTGGGTTGTTTACTTCATTCATAGAATTTCTGAATTCTTCCATATTTGTAATAGCCATGTTGTCACCTCTTTTCTAGTTTGTTCTGAATGCTACCATAACTGGTAACAAAATCTATCATAATATATTATGAGAAAAATTACAAGTTCTTTTGACCATAAAATTTTCAAGTTCTTTTGACCTTAACCAAAAAATGTGGAAACGAACGGTTACAATCGTATAAGAAGGAGTGAACACATAATAGAAGTTTCTCATTCTGTTTTGTGTTTGCGACTGATTACTAGGTTGTGTGAGTTGTAACTAGCCTTCGAAACATTTCAAGGTCTTATGACCTTATAATAATTAAAGTTCTTTTTTCTCTTATAATAGAAGAAACTCGTCTTTTTCTCTTTTTACTCATCTTTTAATCACTTTCTTTTATTATTTTTAAATTTCTTCATTTTTAGGGTTTACAAATTAATCATTTTCCTGTAATATAAATCTTGTAAGAAACAAACAAACAAAATTAATTCGAAAAGAGGAAAATAAAATGGCTAAATTTATTACACGTACAATCGTAACAACTGAAATCACTGTTGCTGAATTTGAAATGGGTTCAACAGAATTACATCCTTTAGAAAAAATTGTTTTAGATGGTAAAGTTGCCGAAGAAAAAGCAATTAAAGTTGTTCAAAAAGAATACAAAGGTCAACAAGTTGTTATCGTTGATATTCAAACTATAGAACGCAAATTCAAAGTTTCATATGAAGATTTCATGCACATTGCTGAAGAAGTAGTGGAAGGCGAAGAAGTCGAAGATATGGAAGTTCAATCTGATACAGATGCATTAATTGAAAAACATTCAGCTCAAGAAGTTCTTTAATCTTTAAATCTTTTGCGGGAAAGAAAAGGGTTCAGCCCGTGATAAGCACAAGGTGCGTATCTAGGGCAGAACAGAAAGACACTTATAAAAGGAAATGTCATAGATTCTTTTTATAACTTATACTTAGAGACACGAAATTCAATACATTTAAACA